TCTTACTGCAAAGGGAAGTACGCCCACAAGGTTTAACCTCACAAAAGAGTTTCCCACCAGAGCAGCTCGATATGCTAGTATCATACGGACAAAGGAGGAAAAACCTCGCTACACCAACATGTAAATAAGTACTAACATACTTTAGAGAGAGGATACCACTACGGGAAAGGAGATATAATATTCCCAGTAACCTACTAGCTCTTACTGGTATAGAGCTCCAAACTAAGACCACTACAACCGTTCACCCAACAGGCTATGCATGTTTCTGTTTACATCTGTGGTTGTGTGTCTTTCCGTGTCCTCCTCCGGTATATCGACACTTCCATCCAAGCCAAACATTTTTGTTCGAACATTCTTCAATGCTGCTGCCTTCATTTGTGCTTGTGCTTCTCTCGCTCTAGCTGGTGTTCTAGACGTGATTTCCAAGAAATCAAACGCATATTGCGCCAAGCTTGTGTCGGTTAAATTTCTTTTTAAGGCGTATCGAGGCACGTATGACTTCACCATATTCCTCTTAATAATGTACGCTTCTGCTAGTTCAGAAAAATGCGCCATTATCTGTCTCAATGTGGGTTGTGCGTGATCCAATAACAGGTTATTCGGATACTCAATTTGCTTATCACCACTCATCATAACCCACGTCCCATTTAAATTTGGTGATGTTCCGTTTTCAACGCACCACACCATCAAACCATTCATCACAATTTGCATTTGATCATCATCAAGATCATATGCCTCTTTCACTCCATCATACCACGCATCAAACTGTGCTTGTGTTGCGCGTGTATTGTATAGATCACTCTGAACCGGTGTGTAGACGAGCAAGTGGTCAAGATTTATCACCCTTTTTCCTCGAACCATCGGTAATCGAACCTTTGATGCAATTGTTTTGAGTTTAGGAACTGAAAACGTTCCAATACTCCCAACGTTCACATCCGGTTCTTTTTGTGCCAAACTGCTCCTCTGTGTGCTTGTTTCTATTTGTGAGCTTCTTGATGATGTCTGCCCAGCACCAGCATCAACGGTCCTTTCAACATCTGCTTGAAAAGTAAACTCCTCATCATAATGTGCGTTTAGGAGTTGCATTGTTTGTAGATACTTTTCTAGCTCACTTTCTTTCGCTCTTTCCCCTGTGTACAAAGCTTTAAGAGCAACTTCAGATATGTAAGGAGCTTTTCCTTGTGCAGACAACTCACTATATGGTTCTTGGTGCAAAACCCAATAGTAAAATTTCCTTATCTCCCTAATGAGGTCATCATAACCCCATGCCTCAATCATCGCTGCACACAACGCCTCCAATCTATGCTCTGGGAGATTTGCACGATCCCACTCAAGAATGGAAACAATTCTCTCTTTCTCAAGTTTCGGAATCACCATGTCATCTCTCTGAATTCCTTGATGCGACATAAACCATAGATCATGTTTCGCTCGTGTTCGTGAGTCAAAAGTGTTACTTGAGACCCAGCTCACTAATCTTTCCTGAAATTGGTCCAGAAGATACTCTTTGTCCGGTCGAACAGCTATTAAAAGATCATCACCATTAATGAAATATTTTATGAACTCAGCATGTTCGCCACTCTCGCCACTCATATTTATAGCATAATACATGGTAAAAATTACCATTATTGTGTTATCTACAACTGTTGATGGCTGTCCACTATTATTTCCATTGTACTTCTTCACAATCGTACCGCTAGGTGTGGCTATTGGTGTGTAGACTATCTCAGTGATTAAATTTTGCAACATCTGATGTCCAATATCCCAGTTTTCCATAAAATGCAAACGCAAATTAAGCACTGCATTGATAAGATACGGCGATAACGAACTATCGAACTGAGATCCATCAGCATCACAATATATCCATCCATCCGGTAACTGCGCAAGAAGTGTGTCCCATCCATTAATAAATTTTGTCATTCCAACGCTCGAAGGCAACACAAAATGCAGACTGTAAAATTGGTTGTTGAAAATCATCCACACAACGGATCC